TGGGGTATTACTTGGTAGTGGAACCAGCGCTGTCACGGCTATGAGCGTATTAGGTGATGGGGAAATGATAGTTGGTAACGGTAGTACCGACCCAGTAGCTGAGTCTGGTGCCACTCTTAGAACGTCTATCGGTGTAGGCACTGGAGATAGTCCTCAATTTACTGCTGTTAACATAGGCGCTGCTACAGATACCACCGTATCTAGGGCAAGTGCTGGAGATATAAATGTAGAGGGTAACATTGTTTACCGAGCAGGCGGCACTGACGTTCCAGTAGCTGATGGAGGTACCGGAGCTTCTACCTTAACTGACGGTGGAGTTTTATTAGGTAGTGGTACTGGCGCTATTACTGCAATGAGCGTCTTAGGTGATGGAGAGTTAATTGTCGGAGATGGTAGTACAGATCCCGTAGCAGAATCAGGAGATACATTAAGGACTTCAATTGGAGTAGGGGCTGCAGCGTCTGGAACGGTGATGCAGATATATGGCGCTAATACTACTGGAAATGTTAAGTTAGCTAGAGGGTTAGCAATTGGGTATGCTAACGCAAAAGTTCCAGGAGCTAACTTGGATGTAAAAGGTAACGCTTACATAGGGGCTAATGTTTACGTTGCTAATACCCAGAACTTTAATAGTACTAACTATAGTGGGTTTCCCTATGACATTGCTTTTACTGCGGGTTTTGATTCTGATATGGCTAAAGAAGATGTTGCTACCGGAACTTATGGAGAATTAGTAATGGGCAGACCCGTAACTGTTGTTGGGGAAGCAGGTTACGTAGATACAGCTCCTACAGGTGCAAAACTTATTGTAGATATAGAAAAAAATGGAACTTCTATATACAGTACAAGACCGGAATTTGCTACTAGTGCAACTTCTTTAACTGCTGGAGTTTTAGGTGCTACTGCTGTTTTCATATCTGGAGATCGTATTACATTTAAAGTTGATCAAATAGGATCAAGTGAGCCGGGAGAAGGAGTTCGTTTTACTTTATTATGTAAGGTGTAAAATTATAATGGAGTTTATAAAATGGTTATAATGAAGGGGAAACAACAATGGCTATAAAAGTCCCAATAGCATTAGGAGGAACAGGTGCTGGAACAGCGGCACTAGCAAGAGCAAATTTAGGTATTGCTGCTAATGTTAGTGGTTTATATACTGATGTTACAATAGTTAACGCTAATGTTTATCAACCAAGTAACATTTACTTAGGTTCGGGAAATGTTCTTTTTGCAACTGTAAATGCAAAAGTTACATTAATTAGTGCTAATATTCATCATCCGCGTAGAACAACAATTGGGTCGTCAAACGTCCTTGTGTCTGTGGGTGGTTCTAATGTAACATTTGAAACTCCGGGTACCACTGTGGTAGGAGCTCAATTTAAAACTCCAGGAATTCATGATTTATCGACTCAAAGAATTGTAACTCTTAAAAGTAATAACTACTCAGCAAATCGAAAAGGGGACTACACAGTTCCTACTTTAAACATTAAAGCTAAGTATAATAACGTTGCTGTTAATACTGCGGGTCGTATTATTTATTCAAATCGGTTTGACGATCAAGCGTCAATGCCTGATACTGATAAGTATGAAGGTTTTGTAGCGTATGATAGGAATCCAGGAGGGCCAGGAGAATTATTTGTTTCTAACGCTTTACAGCGACATAAAATTCTTATAGCTAACGCAGACGCTACTCCGGGAGCTAACAATACTTACGCTTTAGGAACTCCTGCTGCAAGATGGACTTATGTAAGAGTTGCTAACGATGTTATTGCTGGTGGTAACGTGCGTTCTAAAGGCGGGGCAGCTTTAGGGGGAGATCAATTTACAGTCACACAGTTGTATTGCGGGATTAATACTACTGATCCTCAATACGATTTAGACGTTCGTGGTAATGTTTATGTTTCTGGTAATTTAACTGTTAAGGGTAATGTATATGTAGTAGATACCCAACACCTGATAGTTGACGACCCTGTTATAGAGCTTGGAGCCAACATTGTTGGTGCGCCAACTCAGGATGAAGGTATTTTAATGAATCGCGGTACATCTCCTAATGTATTTTTAGGATATGATGAAAGTCGTGATGAAATGGTAACTTCTTATACAACAGATCCTTCTAGTGTTTCAACTATTAATATAGCGGAATATACTACTTTCCGTGCTAATTCAGTTGTATTCGCCGTCGAGGGTGGAATAGGGGGACATACTGATCAAGGTGATATGTCTAAAGTGGGTATCGGAACTGCTTCTCCTGGTCGTTATAAAGTAGATATACATGGTAATGCGAACGTAGGCATACTGACTGCAACTTCGTTGCGGGTAAATAATACGTCAGTCCCAACCCAGGTTGTTGTTGTAGGTGAAGCTATCGCAATGGCACTTGCACTGGGTTAAAAGGAAAAACGTATGGCTGATGAAGAAATATTAAAACGAGAGTTAGATCATTATAAAGAAGATATTGAGCATCTCCATTCTCGAACTCAAGAAACTAAGGCTCAGATAACCACACATGAAGCGGTATGTGAAGAGAGATATCATAGTATTATGGAAGCTTTAAAACGTTTTGAAAAAAGACTCGATGGTGTTCACGAAGAGATGGCACAGCTTAAGACACTTGCTATTCAAGGAAGATTTAGTTTAAAAACAGCAATTTTTTTAGGGAGTCTAGTTTCGGGAATTGTAGCTCTGTGGTACACATTACGTTAAGGAAAATAGTTAGTGGCAAAAGAAAAATTTTTTAAAATTAATTTACATAAATTATTATCTCAAATCCCAATGGTTAACCAATTGGATTTGCAATTAAACCCAAGTCAATGGGGAATGGTGGATGGATTAGAAAGTCATCGGTTTTGGGTTCATATAGCAGCACGTCGAACAGGGAAATCTTATGCAGCTGCTTTACTAGCTTTCGCAAAGTTGTTAGAACCTAATACTCAAATAATGGTAGTAGCACCTAATTTTAGTTTATCTTCTATTATTTGGGATTACGTTACTCAAATAATTCGTGACTTAAGAGTTGAATGTGATCGTTTAAATCAAAAAGACAAAGTAGTACGATTAATTAATAATTCGACTTTTAGATTATTATCAGCAAATAATCGTGATAGTTTACTTGGACGTGCAGCTCATTTATTAATTGTTGATGAGGCTGCTGTTATTAACGGTGATGAATATTTTACACGGGATTTGAGACCTGCTCTTTCTACATATCCTGATTCTCGATGTTTATGGATTTCTACTCCTCGTGGGAAAGGTAATTATTTATATGATTATTATATGAGAGGAAAAGACGAGAAAGAGTACCCTGATTGGGGAAGTACCGTATTTAATTGGAAATCTAATCCTCTTTTGAATGAAGTAGATATTGAAGAGGCTCGAAAAACAATGAGTAAAAATTTATTCGGTCAAGAATATGAGTGTGACTGGGTAACGACCGAGGGTAAAATTTATAACTTACAAGACGAAGTACATTTAAAAGATTTAGAAGATATTGACGAAAAAGATCACAGGTTTGATTTTATTGCCGGATTAGATATAGGATACCGAGATGAAACTGCTTTTGTAGTTTTAGCAACTGATGGTGAGAGATATTATACATTAGACGAGTATATTTCTAAAGAAGGTACGACTTCGGTTCATGCTGAAAATATTCAAGAACTAATCGACAGATGGGGTATTGAGTGTATTTTTATTGATAGTGCCGCTCAGCAAACTAAAGCAGATTTAGCTTATGATTATGATATTTATTGTGATAATGCGTTAAAGAGCGTTAATGACGGGATTGCGGCTATTCAAGTACTGGTTGACAATGAAAAAATATTTTTTGATTTAGAAAATTGTCGTCACACATACGCCTCGTTAAGCAGTTACCGGTGGAATCAGCGAACAGAAAGCCAAAAACCTTTTCACGATTGGTCCTCTCATTGTAGTGATGCTATTAGATATGCAGTTTATACTTATCAGAGAACCCGTGTTAGCGTTTATGCTTGATTATTAAAAATAAAATTTGACCTTGAACAACTTTTGTTATATTATATAAATGTGTAGGAGAATTAGTAAATGGGACTTAGAGATTGGATTGTAGAGAAGCTAAATCCGGCGCAACCATATATTGCGTCTCAAGATCCGTATAACCTTCCAAAATCAATTGTAGATTATCAAACCGCATTTCGAGAGATTGAAGTAGTTCATCGAAGTGTAGAGATGATTGTGAATGCGTTAACTGCAATTCCCTTTTTAATTGATGGCGGGGCAGCGAAAAAAATTAATAAATTACTTAACGTCAAACCTAACCCCTTTGAGGATCGTGTCCGTTTGTTCCGACGTGCATTTTTAGATTTTTACCTTGACGGAAATGCATTTTTCTATTATGATAAAGAAAGTTTATATTTATTACCTGCAAATGATGTCGAAGTTGTTGCGGATTCAAAAACTTTTATCAGTCATTATAATTATTTAATCTACGATCAAGCTACTGATTGGTTTGGATATTCTAAAGAGACTACCAGAGATGCTAAGATCACTTTTACCCCAGAAGAAATAATTCAAGTAAAAAGTGATAATTCAGAATCGATTTTCAGAGGCGATAGTAAACTAAAAAATCTTCAACGTTTATTTGAATTGTATTATGAGCTACTTAACTTTCAACGTCAATTTTTTAGAAATAATGCGATTCCAGGTTTAGTATTAAAAACAGATAACGTTTTAAGTACAAAAATTAAAGAACGAATGTTAGAAAGTTGGAGAGCCAGTTATTCTAATTTATTTAATGGTGCTCGAAGCCCGGCTATATTGGATGGCGGTTTAGGAATAGACAGATTTAGTGATGTTAATTTTAATGAATTAGATTTTGAAAATAGTGTAGAACGAATCCAAATGGATATTGCAAAAGCAATTGGTGTACCATATGTTCTACTAAAAAGTGGGAATAACGCTAATATAGCGGCTAATGAAGTTTTATTTTATAATCATACAGTTCTTCCTGTTTTACAACAATTTTCTAGTGCTTTTGCTCAATTTTTTCAGGGGGGTGTGTCTATTATACCTGATAAAAAATCAATCAGTGCTTTACAACCGGATTTACGTAGTCAAGCACAATATTATTCTACGTTAGTAAATGGCGGAATCCTTACCCCTGATGAAGCTAGAGAAGGTTTAGGGTTAAGTGCAATGAATAGTAGTGAAACTAACTGTATTAGGGTTCCTCAAAATATAACTGGAAGTGCGACAGACCCCATGCAAGGTGGGCGTCCAAAAACAGAAGAAGTAGAAATAATTCCTGAGACTGAGGAAGAAGAGAATGCCAATGACTAAAACATTTTATTTAAATAGTGATATAACTTTGAAAGATGTTTCGAAGGGTAGTGCCGGGCTAAACATCGCTGGGTACGCGAACACTACTGACCGTGATCGTGTAGGAGACGTAGTTACTGCACAGGCGTGGGCTAGTGGAATCAAAAATTTTAGAAAAAACCCTGTCCTTCTTTATCAACATAAACACGATTGTCCTATCGGAAGAGTGGATAAAGTGACCGTTGATAAAAAGGGCATTTTTGTTGAAGCTAATGTAAGTGACGCTGCGGAGAAATTACACGCAGTTCAAACTTTGATTAAGGATGGGGCTTTAAAAAGTTTTTCAGTTGGATTTAAAGTTAATGATGGAAAATATGATCATAAGACAGATTCTATGACTATTACAGATGTAGAACTTCTTGAAATTAGCGTAGTGAGTGTTCCTGCTAATCAAGAATCTTTGTTTAGCGTTAGAAAGAGTTTTGACGATAATGATCAAGAGTACAGTAAGTTTGTAGAAGAATTTGCTAATAAAAAAGTTAAGAGCGACACTACTGAGAAGGATATAGGAATTAAAGTTGGAGTAACCGACGTTGTTAATGATCATTATCATACGTATGAGATAGATAATAATGGCAGCGGCGTGACAACTTATACTTCCCATAATATGAATCATTACCATATGGTTGATAGTTACAGGATTCTTGAAGCCCATGAAGGCGGAAATCATTCTCACACAATGGTAGTGTCAGCACGGCCAGTTTCGGCTAAGCCAGAAGAGGAGATAGATACTATGAATGATGCAAGACCTTTATCTCCCTCAGAACAACTGGCTCCTTTGGACGCTTCTCAAGGAGCGCCGCCAGCAGTAGTTGAAGAATTATCTGAAAGCACTCCGGTTGAAGTTAAAGCGGAAGATGTAATAGATGAGTCTGTTGATAAAATTACTGAAGAAGTCGTAATAGAAGAAATAAAGGCTGAAATAGCTAAAGAGTCTTTAGATGCGGCTACTGTAACTGAGGAGATTGTTGAAGATGAGATAGAAGAGTCTGACCCTTATGATCCTATTCCATTTATTAATATGCTCTCTATGGAGACAGCAGACTTAAAGCACGATCAGTGTGTAAAGTATAACGACAGCAGATATAAAATTACTGAAGTTGCAACTGCCGAATCCCCGAATTTCAAATTTTTAGAAATTGACTTAAATGGAAATTCAAGAGATAATAGTATAACAGTTGAAGCAGAGAAATTAGCTGCTGTTAATACTTGGGATATCGGATCTAAGTACGACATTTCTTTAGTTAACATATCTGGTCCTTCTCACATGACGGATTCTGATAGGAAAAAAATTAAAGAAACTTATCATAACCTACATACCCTTACAGAACAAGAAGCTTATGAATTAAAAAGTAAGGAGCTTGTTAAAACCAACGCTAATTACCAACAAAAACTTAATACAATACTAAATATAAGATCAGTATCTGAAGATGAGTGGACAGACTCAGATTACAAATATGTTTCTTATACAAATACCATGATCCGTGAATTAAATAACATGGAACCCAGTAAGGATCGTAATATTTCCTTAGCTTTACATGGTGTAAAATACGAACCTAAAAAGGAGAATGATAATATGGCTACTCAACCAGTAGGTGACATTGTCAAAATTGATACTGGGGCGTCTGAGAAAAAGAGTGGGGAGACGGCAGCTGTCGTTGCTTCTTCAGCTCCGATTAAAGAGGCTCCTTCAGCACCAGCTGCCGAGGTCTCAGAGCCACGAGTGGCAGAACTAGTGCAAAAGACTGGGGAAGCGATCCTCGAGGAGACTAATGCTCAGATCAAGACCGAGGTGGCAACGCCTACTCAAAGCGACGAAGTCGCTGAGCTAAAGGCCGAAGTTTCTAAGTATAGAGAGCAGATTTCTGCTTATACGCAGAATAAAATGGTCTATCAAGAAAGTAAGCGCAGTGGGCATCAGTTTAGTGCAAAAGAAATGACTAATGCTTATCTACTTTCTAAGGCACTTAATAAGAAAGATCCTTTCGACACCAAGTTTGGTGCGCGAATGAAGCAGGTTACTTCTGTGGATCAGTTTCTTAGTAATTTTTCAACCAACGTATACGAAGAGATGCAGCAGCAGCTCGTAGTTGCTCCTATGTTTGAGCGAATTGCGGTTGATGCACGTAATTTCCGTGTACCCGTGGCAGATGAAGATACTGCCGGAGATGTGGCGCAGTTTGAAAGCGGCACGTTTGCACAGAGCATTTCTGATGCAACGCGTGTTCCGACGACTCGTCAGAATACCATCTCTGCGGTGACTTTCTCGCCTAATAAATTTATGGCTACTACTCACCTTGCGAAAGACGAAGAGGAGGATGTAATTCTTCCACTTCTTGACTTCTTGCGTCAAAGTGCTACAAGGCGTCTTGCCCGTGCGATTGACAAGGGGATTCTACGTGGTGACGGAGCTTTGAGAGGCTTTAATGCAGCCCCAACAAACGCTATTACAGCAGGTAGTGGATATCAGTGCGTGTTTAAGGGAGTTGTGACTCTTGCGAACGATATTTCTGGCCTTCGAGTTGCTTCCGGTGGTAACAGCACTAAAGCAACGCCTGCTAATATTGCTAGCGCGCGTGGTAAATTGAAGAAGTACGGACTCCAGCTTGGTAATCAACTTGTTTTCTTGACTTCAGTTGAAGGATACAATTCACTTGTTTCTAATTCTGATTTCCAGACAGTTGACAAGTTCGGACCTAATGCGACCTATCTTACCGGCTCACTCGGTGCTATCTACGGAATTCCTGTAGTTATTACAGAGTTCCTTGATGACGTCGGTAGTTCTGGTAATGAAATTGGTCTGCTTCTTTACAAGCCCGGTTTCCTGATTGCGGAACGTCGCGGAATGGAGATCGAGAGCGAGTACGAACCTCGCCAGCAAGTGACGGCTATGTATATGAGCACTCGATTTGACTTTAAGGCTTTGACGACTAATAGCGATGCAGCTTTGGATGCGACTAAGTATCCTTACGCTTCAGTAATTAGGTCTAATGCCTAAAAAAAATAATCTTAATTGGTGGGGGGTCTAACCCCCCGCTCACATAAGGAGAAAAATAGAAGATGGCTCTTCAAAAATTTATACACAAGGTGAGTCCTCAACTAACGCAGGACGCACAGTTTAAAGCATATAGTAATATTCCAGAGAATCAGTTGACTCCTGGAAGCACTGTAGAACTTTATCCAGGAACATATTCTAATATTACTTGCGCTAATGGCGTAGCTATTCAAGGAGTGGGCAGCCCTCAGGATGTTAACATCCCGGGAATTGCAGTATCTTCAGGAACGACAGGTAATGTGAGGGTTGAAAATCTCACTCTTACGGCTGTAAGTAATGCTCTTTCAGTTGCTGGTTCTTCTACTGCTGCTACACTACATGTGAAGAATGTAATATTTAATCTTAGTACTGGTGGTGTTACTCCGGTAGCAAATGCTAATACTATTCAGGTTGCAGGAACTGGCGCAGTTACTCTTGAGAACGTTCAGTTCTTAGGTGCACAGCGTGGTAACCTTAAGGCCCCGTTGGCCGCTGCTAACGTGATTGGCGGAGTTCTTTCTGTTTCAGCTACCGCAGATATGGCTGTTACAGGTTCTAGTATTCGTTACGTCGGAGCCGCAATCCGCGGTGCCGGACGCGCCAACGTTACTGGTGCAACTGCTAAGGCTGATAACCTTATCGGTACGTATACACCTTCTGGTGCTACTGTTACTGCAGCCGCCCAGCAATACAGAGGTAAGGTCTAAGTTACATTAGTAACCTTACTCAGTATATGCTTTAGAGGGCATTATACAATATTTAGGGGTAGGTGTGAACATACGCCTACCCCCTTTTATATGTAGGAGAAAAAAATGGGTATTAAACCAATTGAAGAACAAGTATTGGACATAAAGAACGAAGGGGACGCTCAAACTTTTCTACAAGTTAATGGGTTTGATCCTGTTGGAGTTTCTCAAATTATGGAAAAATGGTGGGAAAATCAAAGAGCAAAAGCAACTGCTCCTTCGGTTACGCCTACGCTTCTTAAAAGTAAGCCCAAATCAAAATTTAAATCTGGTATTTAGAGGTAAGTAATGCCGACTGCATACGGAACTTATACATACGTCTCTCTTGCGGAAATTAAAGATTATCTGAGTATTAACAGTACTACTCATGACGGTCGTTTAAGCAATATCATTGGCTTTGCTTGTGGCGCGGTTGAAAATTATATTGGTCGTGAGATTAAGAACAATGTCTATACTGAAGTTTTTGACGGCGGAACTCAATCAGTTTTTGTAGAGAGGCTACCTGTTAATAATGTAAAACAAGTGACGGAATATAATGGGAGTCGGTATGAGACTTTAGTCGGACCTGCTACTGATGGGAGTTTTACTAATCAGGATTGGAAAAACTCAACCGTTACAACACAAGGAAGCGCAGTTTTAAAAACCCGTATTAAAAAGTTTGGTCAGTCTTCGGTTAAACTAGATGGTGCGGAAGACTATGTCACCATTACTGATCCTGATTCTAATAATCCTAAATTCGATTATGAAACTTCTGATTTTACAATCGAAGGTCAATTTCGGTTAGACCTTTTAAATAATACTAAATGTTTACTTTCACAAGTAAAAGATGCTGATAATTTTTATGCGTTAAGATATAATTCTGCTGTTGGTTTACAATTTGAGGCTTTTAGTGGCGGAACTCAAGTTATGAATGTGGCTCATGGAAGTACCACAGGATATGCAGCAAATTCTAATACTTTTATGCACGTTGCGGTAAGTCGAAGTGGAGATAATATTAGACT